ATCTTGACCCGGCCCAATAATGCTTATTGGACCACCTTCTGCAGTTGTACCGTCATGTGTGTGACCACTGGTAGAAAATGCAGTTACAATTGCATTAAACTCTCCATCAAAATCTGCAGCATTAATAACATTACCATCAGCAATGTTATTGTCCACATCATTTCTTGTATATCCTGTTCCCATTATTCTACCTTCTTGTGTTTGTGCCGTACTCTAATGTCACTGTATCAAGTGAAAAAGGTGGGTCTGTACTATCGCTTCTGAATTGGATTGCTGTTGTAAAACCTGAACCTACTGTTTGTGTTTTAAATAGGTTTTGTACTTGACCACCAAAAACTGATGCTACGTTAGTAACTCTAACATTACTTATATTAGATGTCAAGGCAGCACTTATTGTTATTGTTGTACCGTCTACTACCGTAATTGTAGTATTGCTAGGTATACCTGTTCCAGTTATCGTATCTCCAAATGCCATATTAGTATTTGCAGCTACAGTTATAGTTGTTGCACCGCTAGAACCAGAAGCTGTTGTTGCATACTTAGCAAAAGTATTTACACCAAAGAATGCAATTTGTGCGCTTTCATTAGAAAAAGTTATTGCCGCAGGTTGTACTGAGTTTAGCTCATCAAAGTCAAACTTTAAGTTAAAGATAAAATTAACAGCACCTTGTGGGTCTGTAAATAAATTAGCTTTGTATACTGTTTTACGAACCCTTGGATCATTTATTGGTAGGTATGGTGATAGATACTCAGCAGATATATTACCACCATCAAAACTATTACCATCTTCCATCTTATAGATAAGGCCGTTATTACCAGAAAAAACAATAACTTCTTTTGAACCTACCATTTTACTAGAAGCAGAAAATACTTCCATGCCTCGTATCTCTGCAAAAGAAAATGCTTCACCACCTTCAGGTGCAAACTGTGTAGCTATTATACCTTTTGCTGCAGCACCAACTTGTTCAGGATTAAAAGCAAATAGTCTGTACTGTGACTTAGCTCTTACAGTTAAGCTAGTAAATAAACTAGCAGACTGTATAAAGTCACCTAGTGTACTCTGAATAGCCTTAGAGACAATACCTAAACCAAAGTCACCAATACGATCAGTAGCACCTAGTAGTCTTAAACCATCAGCGGTGAGGAACATAATGTCTCCACCTATTTCTTGGATAGTATCTCCATCAATACACCCAATGTCTTCACTGATAGGTTTTATTGCAAAGTCAGATAATGTACTGCCTGATACTTGTTGTATAGTTCTGTCTGTAAAAACTATTAAAGATTCTCTAAAAGGTATTAATCCTGTAACAGAACCACCAACCCTAAAGCTACCTCCACCATTATTAGAAGTAAAGTCACTATCTAATAGTAGACCAGTAAAGGTAACTATATCAGCTTTGCCATAGAACATATGTTTTTTAAAATTGCTTACGTGTGTTGCTGAAATCACACTTGATGGTGCGCCTGTTAGTTCTACAAAAGTAGTGCCATCATATAGTGCAGGTGGATTAGCACCATCAACTATTGCAACTTTACGTGTTCCTGAAAAGTTGTACTCAGAAAATCTTGTTCTTCCAGCACCTTCTCTGTTTAAACTTATGAATGTTACTACAGCATTATTGGCTGCAGCACTATCTAGTCCGGGACTTATAACTAAAGTTTGTGCACCTGTACCACCAGCATCTGCTGTAACTGTGTATACTTTATCAACACCCGCTACTGTAAACATGTCTCCTATTTGAGGAGCTACAGTAAGTCCATCTACAGGTAAAGAAGTAGCATCTTCAGCTACACCACTTCCCGAATTAACTAGTACCGTACCATACGAAGGTACGTTTACTTTAGTGAATGCAACATCTCCACCAGAAGTTTTGTAAATGTCTGAGTTTAATGCAACTATAACATCATCGCCAAACACTTCCATACCTTGTGTTCTGTATGCAGTGTCATAAGTTATAAATGTTAGTTCTGCTCCGTTAGCTGGACTAGAACCAAAAGTTAAAATTACGTCATTACTTAAAGATTGTGCAGAAGATAAAACAATATTATTTTGATCTGTTACAGTTGCTACCGTTACAGTCCCTGATATACCTGTACCTGTAACAGTTTGCCCAACAACTATAGTACCAGTATTTAGTTTTATAACTAAAACCTTAGTGCTACTAATTGTTCCATCAACTTTTGCAGTTGGAACAACACGGCCAGTTAATGTTAGTGTTGTTCTATTATTACCTGCATCAAAAGATGGAGATAGTATAGTAAAAGTACCTAATATACCTGCTACTGTAAATGTATCATCTGCTACAGGCGTAGTATGTGTCCTTGCAATAGTTAAAGTTGTGCTAGCTTGACTCGCACCATCTACAACAGCTAGTCCGTATGGTGGTATCTTAGCTGCAGCAAACTTAGAGAATCCTAGTATTCTTCTATACCCACCAACAATGGAAGGCTCAAAGTTCTTTAAAGTAATTGCAGAACCCGGCATGTTAATGCCTTGTTGTAGAGGGCTTATGTTTGTAATTAAGCCACCCTTAAATTCTACGGGAAAAGTTTCTCTAGTTGTAGGCATTAATTAATTCTACTATTGGTCATAGAAGTGGTTGCTGATTTATTAATCAGAGTGGAGCTAATGTAGTCATACTTATTAATATAAAGAGTACGCATGTTCTTAATACCCTCTTCAAAGTTATTCTTCATAATAGTAGCTTCTTGTGTCTCACCTCTGAACATGTATGCTGTGTACATAGCACCTTCTACAATAACAGTTCTAAACTGTTCAGGTAAACTTGGTGCATCTGTAGCAGCAGATAAATCTGTAGGTAGGGTAAAGAAGTCAAAGACTAATGTATATTGTTTGTCTGGAAAGGGGTAAAGCAAATAGTTATTATCGGGGGTACGCACAATGTGTCTGGGTACACCACCGTTATTAAACTGTGTTACTACTACATCGTCAGCAATGATTGCTGCTGTAGTACTATTAGCTCCTCTAGTACAACCTGTAAAATCATTACCTAATATGCCCGTATATGAAATCTGTTCCCCACCTATGAATAATGTTCCTGTAGCACTAAAGCCTGTTGAAGAGGTAACGGAGATTGTTTCTACTGATGCTGATAAGCCAGACGTAGCATCAATAGTTGTAGACTGTATCTCATCTTCTTGACTTGCATAAGCTTGGGCAATGTATTCGTAGTAGGTCATTGTTGACAAGTTGTTGCCAGAGGCATTAAGTGTTGTGTCTTTTTTAATTCTTGAGGTTTTATAATCTATGTGTTTAGTATTAGTAGGTATTGTATATCTAGTAACACCCGGAGTTAAGGTACTGCTATTAACCGAACTATTAAAAGGGTATGAAAATTCGTATTGATTAATCTGTCTTATAGCAACATTGATTGCATCCTTAACCATAGCGTACTCGCCAATAGAAGCTACAAAGTTACTAGCAGTAAGCTCCACTTCGTTGAGACGCCTGTTTACGTCATTGACTAAACCTAGATAATTATATGCCATTATGTTTCCTTAAGATGCACTAAAGGGGCCAGCATATAGCCAGCCCCAAAAGTATATATTTTAAGTTAAGCCAGCAGATCACGATCTACTTCATCGGCAGAACTAACACCAATTTCACTGACGTCCATCAACATTGCAAAGACACGCAGCTTACCTGCAGTGAAAGTTGCACCGTCACCAGTAAAAGTTAAATCCAGCGTATCTGCAGCAGCAGCAACAAGCACAGCAGCTTGTGCTACTGTGGGTGCATAAACACCATCAGAAGCGCCATCAATATCAAATGAAGCAACGTACTCGTTGTCATCTACTGCTGAACCAAGAATTGCAGTAGCATTACTACCAGTGTTCATGGTTGCACTTTCTTTAACCTGAATACCAGCCCAAAGAATAACAGTACTTGCAGGAACAGTCAGTGCCTGAATGATATCGCCTGAAGAAGCGTCAACCGCACTTGCAGTAAGGTCAACAATATTTTCAATCAAGTAGGGCTTTCGTGAAGGATTGCCCCGCCCATGTACAGGCTTTAGAAATGTAGTAAGAGTAGCCATTTTCTATGTCCTTCCTATGCTGCGTTATAACGGGCAGTAACGATTGCTTCAGGACGAAGAATCTTACGACCGTATAGATGCATACCACGAACAATGTCAGCAAAGCTGTCAGGGTCACGATATGATTCTGTCTTATTGATTTGCTCTGCGGTTGCTACGGAGGAATCATGTCCCGCCATAATAACACCAAAGTTAGTCAACTGGTTTGCTGTACCCGAAGTACCCGGTCCAGTGCCTACCGCTGGCAGGTTAGACGAAGAGTATACACGGAAGCCGTGGAAGTTAGCTACAGCCAGACCGTTACGCAGTCCACCGGACTCACCGAAATCTGCATTCATGAAGCGTGAATCTTCATCAGCAAGAATTTCCATGAATACTGGATCTACAACCAGCCAGCGACCTTGTGAGTCAACTTGCTGTTGATCAAGCAAACGCTTCATACGAGCAATAACCATTGCTGGGGAAGCAGTAGCAGTCGGCAACGAGGTTGCTCCGGGCATACGTGCAGTCAGCGGGATGGAATGTGTACCAGCAGAAGTGGTAGTAATATTTCCAAAGTCACCTTTATGCAGTTGCATAGAAGCAAGCAATTCGTTAGCACCTGCACTAGTAACAGCTTTGGTACCATTAACACTGGTGTTCAAAGCATTAGCTTGTGCGTGTTGACTTGCTTGTGCGTAACCAGCCATGTAACCAAGAACTTCTTGGTCATGGTTGTCAGCAAGACGGTATGCAGCACGATTGGTTGCAAGGTCCATGAAGTTGACGTGGCTATGAGCTTCTTCAATGTCATCCATTTTGAAAGCAAAGTAATTAGCTTTGTCAATTACGAGTGAGAAATCCTCATCGTCCAAATCCTGTGCGGTAACACTTGTACCACGGGAGTATGAACTTACTGAAATCTCAGGTTCTTTAATGATTTGTACGGTATCACCTTGCGCTGAAATTTCACCCATATAATCAGAGTTTGTGATATCGCCACAAACAGTACTCTTGCGGAAAGCAAGCTGTACTTTTTTTGAGTAGATTACGGGGCTAAAATTACCGTTTGGTAGATTCCCATAACCTGATGTGGTTGCGAAAGCCATAATAGATCCTCCTATAAAGTTTAGGCTTTGTTGAGCTAAACATTATAATAAAGAGGCTGAGTGTTTAGGGTGCGTAATCTAACTAATCGGCCAACTAGTTTGATACGGGCCTAGACTTAATACAGGTAGTCTTTGTATTTTTGTTTGAGCTTTAGTGGGGGGTCAGTATAGAAGGTAGACCTTACGGTGGCTTCTTTTTACTAACCCTAGTTATACTAACAAATTTTACTTTGTCAATAGTATATTAACGTGCAGAGCCAGATAAATCATAAATAAATTTACCCGACCTAATTGCAGCAGTGATTGCTTCTTCTTGCTTCTCAT